AAAGGCCGCGATCATCGAGATCCAAAATACTTTGATCGCGATTGGCGCATTTAAAGGAGCGGCCTGATTAGGCGCAGGGTATTACATGTCGGTGCGGGGGGGGCAGTGCTCCCCCCGCTCTTCGGCGATGATATCGAGGAGGTCCGCCTGGACCTCGACCCGAGCAAGAACCCGGACATCATCGCGAGCATGGTGGACATGGGTGACATCGGGCCATTCGATGCTATCTACACGTCCCACACCCTCGAGCACATCCACTCGCACGAGGTGCCGGTTGCGCTCCGCGAGTTCCGGCGCGTTCTGACCGATGACGGATTCGCGCTCATCTTCGTGCCGGATCTCGAGGGCCTGACCCTATCCAACGACGTGCTTTACGAGTCTCCGGCCGGGCCGGTGACGTCCTTCGATATGATTTATGGCATGCGGAAGTTCCTGGCTACCCATCCCGAGACCATGGCGCACCGTACAGGGTTTACGAGCGCGATCCTCAAGGATGCGCTCATCGAGGCCGGCTTCGGCAAGGTCACGGTGAATAGGGTCCCGGCGTTCAACCTGATGGCGGTGGCGCAGGGGTAAAGGTAAAATCTACTCCCTCGCGTGATAGGAGCGCTGACCATGAGTGAGTATGAAAAGATCGAGACCCTCTACGAGCGCGACGACAAGACGCACCGGCTCAAACAGCCGCTCGTGCTCAAGAACCGCGTGTATGGGCTCGTCAATCCGTGGGTCTTCACTGAGAAGGTCGACGGTACGAACATCCGGTGCGTTTGGAAGTGGGGCAACGTGATTTTCGGTGGCAAGACCGACAACGCTCAGATCCATGCGGATCTCGTGACATGGCTCTACGCGCACGTCACCCCTGAGAAATTCCGGGCGGCATTCCCCGAGCAGCCGGAGGAGCACGCGGTCATCCTCTACGGGGAGGGCTACGGCGCGGGGATCCAGAAGGGCGGCGGCGACTACTCTCCCGAGAAACGACTGATCCTGTTCGATGTCGCCGTCCGTGACCACAACTCGCATGACTGGTGGTTGAGCGACGAGAACGTGCGAGACGTGGGCCGGAAGCTCGGGCTCGATGTCGTGCCGCTCCTCGGCGAGATGACCCTAGCTGACGCGACCGAGATGGTTCGCAGAGGGTTCTGCTCGAAAATCGGCACGATCGGCAGAGCGGCGGAAGGGCTTGTGGGGCGTCCCGCCGAAGCGCTATTTGATAAGAAGGGGCATCGACTCATCGTGAAGCTGAAGACCAAGGATTTCTAGGCATGACCGAAAAGACACGGAAAGTCGTCTTCGCTACCCCCACCATCAGCGGCCCCTTTCCCCAGTACCTCGACGCGCTTGAGGCATCAATCCCGCTCATAGTAGCGGCGGGCTGGGACGAAGGAGCCACCTTTATCACCGGCTGTCCATATATCAGCCATGCCCGGGCCGAGATGACCCGCAAGGCGCTCAACGCGGGCGCGGACGTGATTTGCTACCTCGACCACGACGTCAGCTGGCAACCCCAGGACCTGTTGACCCTCCTCCAAACCGAGGGCGACGTGGTGGCGGGCACCTATCGCTACAAACGGGACGACCAGGAAGAATACATGGGGGTCATCCTTACCGGTGACGACCATCGGCCCATCGTCCGCGAGGACGGGTGTATCAAGGCGCTCTGGGTTCCGGCCGGATTTCTAAAAGTTACCAAGGCCGCGATCCAGCGCTTCATGCGGGCCTATCCAGCGCTTTGCTACGGAGACCCGGACAGGTATTCGGTGGACCTCTTCAACCATGGGGCTCATCTCGACGTGTGGTGGGGAGAAGACGTGGCTTTCTGCCGGAATTGGAATGATATCGGGGGAGAGATCTGGCTGATCCCAACGCTTCATCTCGACCACCATAGCCCGACAAAAGCCTATCCCGGGCGCTTTCATGATTTCCTTCTGCGCCAGCCTGGCGGTAGCGAAGCCGTATCCTAGAGGCGACGCGCCAGCTTCTTTCGCAGCATATCGTTAAGCTGCGTCTGCCAGCCGCGACCGAGCGATCGGTAATAGCTCACGATGTCGGCATCGAGCCGTATGGTGATGCGGGCCTTGAGAGGAGCCTTCTGCGGTCCCCGTCCGCTTCGCCGTGTGGCGCCGGCGATCTCCTGCGCCGTCCATTGAGGATGGTCCGATAGATCAATATCTTGATCACGCATCGCGCGGACTTTCTTCCAGTCGGTGGCGCCCTCAGTAGCGGCGCGCTTTGAAATAGGCTTTGGTTTCATACCGAGTTGTCTTTCGAATAGAGATGACTTCGATGTCCTCGCCGCGCTCGGCATAGATGAGCGCGACAACGATGCCGTTCCAGATCCCAATGGCCTTGAGACGCTGCTCTCCGTAGGCTTCCCGGGTATCTTCGCGCACGAGCATGAAGTCATCGAAGATTGCCTCACAGCCCACGAAGTCCAGGTGGTGCCTCTTGAGGTTGCGTTTGCGCTTCGTTTCGTTCCATGAAATCACGATCTATATTGTACATACGCCCCCCCAGAATGTCAACTAGTAATCAGAAAGGGAACCAGTAACCCATGTCGACGACTGCTCATGACGTAATTCGCGGCGCGATGCGGCTGATCGGCGCCGTGGATCCCGGGGAGGAACTGACAAGCTCAGAGGCCGCCGATGGGTTGGAGCTTTTGAATGAGATGCTCGAATCGCTTAGCAACGAGCAACTTGCTTGCTACACCGTGTTGCAGGAAAACTTCGCCCTCTCATCCGGGGTTGGATCGTATACCATCGGGTCGGGCGCAACTTTTTCAACAACCCGGCCCCTCAACATCCTCTCGGCCTTCCTGAGGGATTCCGGAATCGACTATCCCCTTCGGGTCCTGCCCCGCGAGGAGTACGACCGGATCCAGGCCAAGACTACGCAGTACCAGCCCGAGTACCTGCTTTATACCCCCTCGGTGGCCAACGGGGTAATCACGCTCTACGGTGTCCCCGCGAAGGCTTACGCCGTTACCGATGGGCTCTACATCAACTCTATGAAGCAGCTACAAAGCTTCGCTGGTTTGACGACCTCGATCGTGCTTCCTAGCGGCTACAAGCGGATGCTCCGCTACAACCTAGCCCTCGAGATCGCCCCCGAATACAACCGCAAGCCGTCCGAAGCCGTGCTCGCGATCGCGCGCGAGTCCAGAGCTTCGATTAAGCGCCTGAACTCCCGCACCCCCAAGCTGCGGCTCGACCACCTCCAGCTCGGGGGATCCGCCGTGAGCGACATGGCGGCGTTCACGGCGGGCTATCCATAATCCAAAGAGAATCGACTCACCATGCCCCTAGGACATCACACCGACCCCTGGTTCGAGAACCAAAACAAGGCCCTCGGCCTACCCCCCGGAACCCGCCATCACGACGAGTGGTATCAGAGGGAAATCGGCCGACGCCAAGCACAAGCCGAGGAGCAGTCCCGGTACCAAAAAGAACAGCAGGCCAAAGAACCGCAATACCAGATCTCTCAGCAACAATCGGCCGCCAACTTCGCCGCCAATCAGGCCGCGAATCGGCCCCCGACGCCCCCGACCGGCCCCACTGCCGCCGAGCTGGCCGCCAAAGAGGCCAAGCGCCAGGCGGACATGCGGGCCCGCCGCGATGAGTGGGACCGCCTGAACAACCAGGGCATCCACGACCCCGACGGCTGGCAGTCCATCGGCTTCCAGCCGGACCCCGTAGCGATGCCATCGTGGTGGCTGGACGGGCTGGAGCTGGGGACGACGGCTCCAGCGGTGCCTCTGCCGATCCCGCCGGTGGTGCCTCCTCCGGTGGTTCCTCAGGTGACCCCCGCGGTGATCCCCCCGGCCGAGGAGCAGAAATCGGCGGCTCCGCCAACCAATGCGCTGTCCCTGTTCGGGACCGGGGGGCAAGCTCAGAGTCGGACCGCGCAGCCGGCCGGACAAAGCAACTGGGGCGCGTGGGGTCAGCAGCCGTCGGGGCAGAATCAGGCGAACCCGTGGGGAGCTGGGCTTATGGGGATGAAGCCCCAGCCCTGGGGGCAGAAGCCGGCCGGGCAAGGGACCTGGGGCTCGGGCAATTGGAGCCAGGGCCAGCCGCAACCCTGGGGACAGAAGCCGGCCGGGCAGATGAGCCCGTCCTGGCGCTAGGGGCCGGGGGCCTGTAGGCAATGCCGAACGCCCTCGCCACCCTGCGCGCCGCGCGCGAAGCCGAGGGGCGCGCCGGCATGACGCACGAGGCCTGGGCTCCTCCGGAGGGCCTCGATAGAGCCCGCAAGTGGGTTACCGGCCCCATTGCCACCGACGACTACGGCAACGAGATCCCGAACGATTCGAGCAGCCTATTGAGCCTGCTGAACTCGCTCACGCCGCACCCAGGGCAGTCTGAGGAGCAGATTGCGGAGAATACGCTGGGATTCATGCTGCCGACGGGCGGCCTTGGCGCGGTGAAGGATCTGGCGCGCGGACCCGTTGGGGAGACGGCGCTCCGCATCTTCGCTGGGCCTGGCGCCAAGACCGCAGATCTCAACGCGCTCGCGCAAGCCCGGAAGATGGCCGAGGGCGGCGCCGACAACGAGACGATCCGCGCCGCGACCGATTGGTTTCAGGGGCCGGATGAGAAATGGCGGTTTGAGATTGACGACAGCGGGTCGAAGCCGGGGACGCTATGGCCCGTAGAGCAGGCTGCTCTGGGCCGCGCCGAAATGGTCTCGACCACGATGCCGCGGGCGTTGCTGCACCCCGAATTATATGAGGCGTATCCGGACACGCAACGGATCGGAGTTAGGCTCGACCCTATCGAGGACGGTGGTAGCTATAACAGCTTCGGCGGCACCGGACATATAAGAACTGGGACCAGTATCCCGGGTGTCTTGGACGGCGATCACCGACAGGTCGCGAACCGCTCGACGATGCTCCACGAGCTACAGCACGCGATCCAGCAGCGCGAGGGGTTCGCGCGGGGGGGCAGCCCAACCACTGTCGCCTCTCAGTTCAAAGACCTCGTCAAAAAAGAGTACGACGCGATCAGGGCCGCCGATCCTTCTTTGTCAACGATACAAGCATTCGATAGCGCATCCACTAGCGTTTATAAGCGCCTGGCCGGCGAGGTCGAGGCGCGCGATGTCCAGGCGCGCATGGACCTCACCCCCGAGCAACGCAAGGCCACCGCCCCGTATTCCTCGCAAGGCATCGCGCCGGAGGATATGACGATCAACTTCCTGGGCGGGGAAAACAAGGCCATTACCCGCTGGGTGCCGCCCGGAGCGACCGTTCCAAAGGCGGCCGGAGCAAAACCGGGGGCCGAGAACTTCAAGACGGGTAAACAACTCGATGCTTGGCTTGCCGAGAACGTGGACCATCCCCACCAGCTCGCTGACGAGACCCGTGCTGGGAAGCTGAAGGACCAGGGTGTTGGGTATCTGGAAGTAAAGGCTGGTAGGGCAGCGCATCAGACTGGTAGAGAGGCCTCGGGTCGCGTGGACACGAATATGGCGAGAGGGGCTGACACCAGCCTTGTTTTCCGGCTCAAGGACGGGCGCATGGTCTGGTGGGACCATGAGACCGGCGATGTGCGCGCCCTATCGAATAACGATCCGAGGTTCCGTCCGAACCCCGACTACCGAACAACCAGCGGGCACAAGTAACCTATGCAGCTCCCTCTCCTCGGCCTTGGCCTCCAGGGCCGGTCGCCCAACATCAGCGCCCAGCGCAGACTAAATTTGTATTTAGAGATTTCGCAAGACGGGGACAAGAGCAACATCACGGCAAGCGGGACGCCAGGCCTCGAATTGTTCACGGACCTCGGCTCAACCCCGATCCGCGGAATGCATGGGCTGGGAGACTGGATTTACTGCTGTTTTCGTGGCTCGCTATATCGAATCAACAATGCGGCAATCGCCGAGTCGCTCGGCACCCTCCTGAGCACCACCGGCCAGGTCGGCATCGCCGACAACGGTACTCAGGTCATGGTGGTCGACGGGACCGCCGGGTATACGTACACGATCGCGACGGGCGCCTTCGCCCAGATCACCGGCGACTTCCCCAACGGCGCCACCACGGTAACGTTCCTCGATAGCTACTTCATCGTGGATGACCCGGCCAATCCGGGCCGCTTCTTCGTTTCGGCCCTCTCCGATGGCACGAGCTGGAACGCGCTCGCCTACGCCACGGCCGAGAGCAACCCCGACGGCCTGGTCCGGGTCATGGCCGAGAAGTCGCTGCTGGGCCTCTTCGGCGAGTTCTCGACCGAGGTCTGGGCGAACACGGGAGCCCTGGACTTCCCGTTCTCACGGATGCAGGGGGGCGCCGTGGAATGGGGCCTCGCGGCCCGCTGGAGCCTCTGCAAGTTCGACGACGGCTTGATCTGGCTGGCGCGCAACCGGCTCGGCCAGGTGTCGGTCGTGGCCGGCAGCGGGGCGGGCGGGATCCAGCGGGTCTCGACATCGGATCTGGATTATCAGTTCTCGACTTACTCCGCGGTGGCGGACGCTACGGGATTTTCGTACATGAATTCGGGCCACCCATTTTTTCAATTGAACTTCCCCACGGCCTCGCGCTCGTGGCTTTACGACGGGAAGACGGGGGCGTGGTCGGAGCTTCAATCCTATGGCCTCACCCGCCACCGGGGGCAGACCCAGACGACCTTTCTCGATAACATCATGGTTTCCGATTTCGACAACGGCAGGATCTATAAACTCCTCGGTTCGGCACTAACGGACAACGGGGACGCAATCGTCCGCGAGCTTATTTCTCCCCACAGCTTCGGGCCGGACGACGAGCAGGGGTTTATCAGCGAGATTAGATTGGATATGGAGACCGGGCTCGGGACCGCTACCGGGCAGGGAAGCGATCCGCAAGTTCAACTTTCGATAAGCAGGGACGGCGGCCACAGCTTCGGCACCGAGCGCTGGACCAGCGCCGGCAAGACCGGCGAGTATCGCCATCGCGCCCGGTGGCGCCGATGCGGGCGGGCACGGGATATGGTCATAAAAGTTCGGATCACCGATCCTATCCCATGCAATTTAATTCGAGCGAGCGCCGATTACGAGCGGGGCACGAGTTAAATGCCCGTCCGACTCGAACAGCCAGACAACCCGCCGACGCTCCCGTGGTTCGCCCAGCTCGCGCGCATCGTCAATGCGTCGGTGTCGAGCGGGACGACCGCCAACCGCCCAACGGACTTCTTATTCCTGGGACGCTTTTATTGGGACGAAGACCTAGATAAACCCGTGTTCGTGAAGAGCTTCGACCCCGTAACCGGCGTAACCGTTTGGGTCGATGGAGCTGGGGTCGTTTCTTGACCCCGCCCCTCTCCCGCTTGCCCTATCGCTTCGATCCGACGGCCATCAATACCGAGCTCGCCGCGCACCCCGAGCTTTGGGATCGCGATCCGGAGCGCCGCATAGCACCGGGGAGCCCGCACCGTGAAATGACCGATATATGGGTGCGCTGTATCGATAAGGCGAATATCCAAGCTTTCAACGGCCCCCACGAGGCGCGCTGGTATCCGGCCTATGAGGCGGTGCCTTCGCTCCGGCCCGTGATCTTCGATGTCATGCGCGCCGTCGAGGCGGTGCGGCTCGGGGGGGTGCTCATTACCCGGATCCCCCCTGGCGGGGAGATTTACGCTCACAAAGACGCCGGATGGCATCCCGAATACTTCAACACCAAGATCTATGCGGTGCTCGCCTCCAATGATCGGTGCGTGAATTGGGCCGAGGACATGACAGTTTGCATGGCGCCGGGAGAGTGCTGGTATTTTGACAATACTGTGTTACATGGCGTCTATAACAGAGGCGACACCGATCGAGTGTCGCTGATCATCGTTACGAGGGTAGAGAATGAGTAACTGCGGGGACTGTAAGAGTGGTTGCAACCCCATCGTCGAGGGCGTGGACGTCTCGGGCCTGGCTCCGGCGGTCGAGCAGCCCGGGATCTGGGAGTTCGCCACGAACGACTCGGTGTTCATCAAGCAGATGCACATAAGACGAGCCGGCACGATCATTCCGCAGCATAGCCACGCCTACGACCATAGCTCGCTGCTCGCGGTCGGTTCCGTCCGCCTCTGGAAAGACGGGGTACTCGACGGAGATCACGCGG